CACGCTGGATATTAGTTGGTCCTGATGAAAGTACAGTTGATGGATTACGTACTGGACTTATTGTTGAACGAGTAGTAGATACCAATAACGTAACACAGAACATATTGGTATTTTATGTATCGGATATTCCAGTTACTATCTTTAGTAAAAACAGTTTTACTCCAAAGATGACAATTGACGGGTTTGCTTTAATAAAAGCAGGAATAAACATTAATAATCCGATAACTGTCGAAAACGAAGAAAAATTTGAAGGTGGGTCACTACCTGAATTAATAGGTAATGCAACTTCGGCCGATGGGCTAACAATTGCTGATTCAGTTGTAGCTGCAAATACGTTTATGCGGACTGATATTGTTAACACCACCGAGCACATGCTTAATATTAAAACAAATAAAGGAATAACAATAGGTAGTGATAGTAATTTAATTATTTCAACCTCGATTGAATCTGCTAAAATTTACAATTCTCTGCGTGGAAACAAGTTAGATTTTCAAGTTAATCGCGGTGGCATGCCAGACACTATAATAAGAATTGATGAAAATAACGTTGGTATCAATAATATCAATCCAGATGTTGCTCTTGATGTTGTTGGTGATATCCAGTCAACAGGCCGCATATCAATTTTAGATACAACCGACAGTGTTGATGGGAGTGACGGAAGTTGTGTTATTCACGGTGGGGCATCAGTTAATAGAAATTTAACAGTTGGATCAGTGTTGCAAATGCTAAACGATGAAATACGTTGTAATGACATCATTCCTAATGAAAATGACAAATATAGGCTAGGAACATTAGCGAGTCAATGGAAGGCAATTTATGCAACAGACATCCACGCAACATTCCACGGTGATTTAATCGGAAATATTTCAGGAACGGTGGATTTCGCAGATCAGTTAACAGCTGAGTCGTCCTTTAAATTATCAGGAGACGTAACATCAAATACTGTTACATTTACTGGAGAATCGTCAACTAACGAATTTGTAACATCATTAACATCGAACATTATTGTTAATAAAAGTGAACCTACTCCAAACAGATCAAAAAAAACAGATTCGATATTAGTGTATCGAACAGCATCACCGAGCGACGAATCCCCAACTGGGTTATATAAACTATCTAGAGATAATTTTGTTGCTGATTTAGGAATGCCAATAGGTTCAATTATACCATATGCTGGCCAAAATCCACCGTATGGTTATATGTTATGCGATGGTTCGGAAATTGAAAGATTGAAATACCCGGAGCTGTATGACATAATTGGTACTATTTATAATGGTACGTTGCCAATGTATGGTCGAGATACATTTAGATTGCCTGACCTTAGGGGAAGATTTGCGTTAGGACGGGATAATATGGATAATGATCAAACTATTCCAAGTTCAATCGGTACGCCAATAGATGGAGGCGGTGGCAATGCAAACAGAATTGCCGACCAGCAGGCTGATCAGTTAGGTGGCAGCGCAGGCAGTGACGCAGTTTCGTTATCACTAGGTAATATACCTGATCACACGCATGATATGAAAAATGACGGAGTTCAGTTCTCTGCAATTAAAGTAACTTCTGCTGTCACTCCACCAGCAACAACTGGTGCTGGCCCAACGGCAGCATCCCAAGCGCAGTATCTTAACAACTCCGGTCATGTGTCAAAACCAGCACCATCGTTTGAATTTAGCGAGCCAATTAGTATAGTTAATCCATTTTTAACAATTAACTATATTATTCGATCTGGCCCTCCAACATTTACGACAACAGTATAAAATATATTTAGGAATATACAATGGCATATGAAATTAATAAAACAGATGGCTCGACTATAGCAACAGTTGCAGACGGTCAAATTGATACATTATCTACAGATTTAACTTTAATTGGTAAAAATTATAGCGGATTTGGGGATGCACTAAATGAAAATTTTGTCCATTTATTAGAAAATTTCGCAGATACAAAACATCCTGTGAATCCAATGCGAGGCCAACTGTGGTTTGATACAACAGAAGTTACTTTAAAAATTTATAATGGTAAAGAATTTATTCCTGTTAGTTCTACCGCTATTTCAGACAGGCAACCTACTAGTTTGCGAGTTGGAGATTTGTGGTTTGATAATGTTAATAAACAGTTAAATTTTTATGACGGTGAAAATTTAATTTTAATTAGCCCTATTTATTCAGTCAGTCAAGGCGACAGCGGATTTAGGGTTGAAAGCATATTAGATACATTAAATCAAACCCGCACTATTATTAAATTTACATGTGGCGACCAATTGCTAGGCATTTTTTCTTCCTCTGCTGAGTTTGAACCTAAAATTCCAATTTACGGATATCCAACTAGCAGAAAAATTTCGCCAGGGTTCAATCAAAGCAATTTACAAAATTTAAAGTTCGATGTAACATGTACAAATTCTGATAAGCTAGGAGGTATTAACGCAGCTGACTATCTTTCAGCAGAAGGAGATACCACTATTAACGGATCGTTATCTGTTGAATCAGATACCGGAATAACAATTGGATCTCACACAGTTGCTGGTATAAATGTTAATGCCGGTAACTTAACAGTGTTTAATCGGAATCAAGGCAGCCAGGTTAGAATAACAGTTCGGCGAGGCGTTGTAGACGAAGAAGCAATTGTAATAACTCCAAACGATCGTACAGTTTCATTATATGCAGGAATGGAAAATAGTAAAATAACAGTAGGCGGTGAGTTGATTGTTGATGGTGACTTAACTGTTAATGGCGATACTACAACAATCAACACCGTTGATTTAAGTGTAGAAGATAAAAATATAACCTTGGCATCCGGCAATATAAATGGTGACGTTGGTGCAGCCGGAGGCGGAATTACTTTGATTGGCGATACCGATCATACATTAACGTGGTCACATACACCAAATAAAGCGTGGGTTAGCTCGGAGAATTTTAATCTTGCGCCTGAAAAATATTATGCAATTAACGACTTTCCTGTTATTGAACAAATTACCCCCGGTGATCCAACGAAGTTTAGGTTAAGTGAATATGTAACAGAAATTGCCGGAATATCAGTTTTTGGTAAACGAGAAACATTACTTGTTGGGCCAAACCCAATTGAAGATACCGAATGGTTGCGAATTGAAGAAAATAAAATTTCTACAAATTTATCCAAAGATTTAATTTTACAACCGGATGGAAATATTATTCTTGAAAATGCACCTCAGATAAAAGGCCTAGCAGATCCAGCAGAAGAGCAAGACGCAGCAACAAAAGTGTATGTTGATACTGCGGTTAATTTGCACACGATATTTTTAAGCACAACGTTAGATAGTCCTACAGAATTAAACGAAACAAACTATATCGATCTGTTAAATACACTAGTACCAGTAGGATCAGTAACAGATAACACAATGGTTAAAATGCTATGTAATGTTGTTGAGAATAATGCAGTAACGGTTTTTTCAGATACCACCACCCAGACAGGAAAATTTTGCCTGAGTGATGGAGCAGGTAATCCATCAGGGTCAGATGATAATGCTGTAATGTTCGTTAATGATAACGAAATAACTATTCCAGCACAACCAATTACAATATCACGGATTATAAAAACCTTTATCTATTCTGAGTCTGAGGGCTGGAAATATAATGAATTGAACGACGTAATTTGGGTACCAACACCGTAGTATTACTGGAGAAAAATAGATGGCGTATATAATTAATAGATTTAACGGGGAAGCACTTTTAACTCTCCAAGATGGTACTGTTGATGTATCAACAAGTATTCAACTAGTTGGCCGAAATTATGTAGGATATGGCGAAATTCAAAATGAGAATTTTTTGTTTCTTATGGAGAATTTTTCCAATGATAATCCTCCAAGTAGACCACTATCAGGGCAAGCATGGTTCAACTCAACTGAAAAAACTCTCAATGTTTATGATGGCGAACGATGGGCTCCGTTAGGAGTTGCAACGGTGTCATTAGAATCGCCGACAGAGCCAACAGTAGGTATGTTATGGTTTAAAGAGCCCCTTAATACGTTGCATGTATACAGTGGAACCGAATGGGTTTTAATTGGTCCAGACACAGTTGAGGGATTTGGTGTCACCAGAGCAGAATCAACGACGTTACTAGATGATAACAATCATCGTAACCCTGTAATTTTGCTAAGAGTGGACGATGTTATAACAGGAATTTGCTCATCTAAAGAATTTACAATTTCACCACTAGAGCCTGTAGCAGGATTTTCTACAATATCAGCAGGTATAACAATATCTAGTAACCAATTCTTTCAAGGCAATGTACATGGAACAGCAGATAGTGCTGTAAAATTAGAAAATTTATATACAATAAATGGTGTTGCATTTAACGGTACTGAAAATATAACAATTGTTGCAGCATCTCCGAACTTATTATTACCTGGGGAGTATGTAGTTGGTGATGCGTATGACGGAAGTGTTGACCAACAATGGAATATTGATGCTACTCCGGAAAACAAAAAAAATAAAGTTGTTGCTCGAGATTTAAACGGCGACTTTTCAGCAAGAATAATAACTGCTGAGTTTGCTGGTAATGTAACAGCTTTGTCAGGCACAAGTGTTTTTGATATTATTCAAGCAAATCAACTAATAGGTGCATCTTTTTCCGGTACAGCTAATGCCGCGAGACGATTGGTACCTGCTCACACTATAAATGATGTTGTGTTTGACGGTACACAAGATGTAATTGTTCCTGCTTCGGCCACCTCGTTAACTGGATCATACATTAACAGTACCGTAACAAGTTCAAATTTACAAACATTAGGAGTATTAAATAATGCTCATATTCACGATGCTGGATTAACAATAGGAACCGGTGGCCAACTACGAGTATCAATGAATGGCAATGCTGAAATTGCATCAACTGTTGATTTAGATATTAAAGTAACATATGGTCCAACTTTGTCGTTAATTACAGAAGCAACGTCACTTAGTTTAGGCGGATATAATGCCCCTGCTGTTATAAGTAGGAATCTTATTAATTTAGGATTGCCAAATTTTAAGTTTGATAATGTGCATGCGAATGTATTTCATGGCGAAGCTACGTCTGCAAGATTTGCTGACCTTGCTGAATATTATGCGTCCGATGTCGAATATGAGCCGGGGACTGTTTTAATATTCGGCGGCGCGAGCGAAGTAACTGTAACAGATAAATACAGTGATTCCAGGTTAGCAGGTGTTGTTACAACTAACCCAGGATTAATAATGAATTCTGAATTACAAGGAACACGAGTATGTATGGCATTACAAGGTCGAGTTCCGGTTAAAATACTCGGAGTTGTAAAAAAAGGCGATATGCTAACAACATCATCTATTCCAGGATATGCAGAAGTAGCAGCAAATCCAACAATTGGAACAGTTATTGGTAAAGCATTGGAAAACAAAAGTACACCAGACAAAGGCGTTATTGAAGTTTCAATAGGCAAGATGTAATTAATATAGTGATAAATACTTTATACTTCATCAGGATAAATTAATATAATGGCATACCAAGTAGATAAATTTAACGGAACATTTTTAGTATCGGTTGACGACGGCACGATAGATACTACCACAGACTTACGATTTGTAGGTAAAAAGGATATGGAGAAATACAGAATGAAAATTTCTTGTTTCTTCTAGAAAATTTCGCAAATCAAACTCCACCACCCAAAGCCATCGAAGGACAACTTTGGTATGATAGTAGATTAAAAAAATTAAGATTTTATGACGGTCTTCGCTTTAAATTTACCACTGGTGCTGAACCAGGTGCCATAGGTCCTACGGGATTAACAATTGGTGAGTTTTGGTGGGATACAGCAAAAAAACAATTAAAAGTCTGGGACGGCAGTGAATATACATTAGTTGGTCCTGAAGCAAGTCCCGATCGTGGCCAAACGTTAATGGTCGGTGCTCTACTAAAAGATGATGAGCCTACACCAAATACGCATTCGGTTATTGAAGCCGTTGTAGATGGAAAAGTAATTTCAATTTACAGTAATGATGAATTCACAATAGGTCTAGAAGATACAATTACTGGGTTCACTGATCTTAAAAAAGGAACAACGTTAATAGGCACACCGGGCTCGGGTGAAGGCGAAGGTGTGTCATATCCAATTGATCCGGCCGGTGTTCCCGGAAATGAAAATAATTATATTAATTGGGGAACATCATCGGATTCGTTACGCTTTGGTGGAAAATTTCCAGAATCATTTTTAACAAGTCTTGACCCACAATTTAATGGTAATGTTCACTTCCCAGATGGATATTCATTTGGTGGCACTGATTTATCTAATGCGTATATGCATGTTTTTCCAACTATTAGCGATAACGTTGTATTTGAAAACAAGTCAGGCCAAGCCGGAAAAACAACATTCAGAATGAGATTGTCGTTTACTGAGCATCGTGATGTTGCAGAAGTTGATCAGTATGGTTTTAATCCAGGTGAAGATGCCACTTTTGATTTAGGTAAACCTGGATTACAATGGAAAACAATTTATGCTGAAAACATCGAAGTTGACAATATAACTGGTAATATTAATGGTGATACATGTGGTACACATACTGGTAATATATTAGCATATACAGTAGATTCGCTTGCACCGTGTGGGAAAGCACCCGCAGGAATAATAGTTAATGGGTTAGATAATGTTGTTGGTAAAATAACAAATGTATCTGAAAATTATACGCAGTTTTATGGAGTATTTAATGGAGCGTTATTAGGTAATGCTGCAAGTGCATCAAATGCAGATAAACTTGCAAATTACGAACCATATATTTTTATACCTACTACACCAAATAAAGAATCTGCTGTTATTAGAGATAGTGATGGTAAAATATATGGAACAGAATTTGTTGGAGTTAGTAGTAATGCATTAAAATTAAAAATTGACGACTCCGCAACTGACCCAGGATGGAATCCTGCAGACGAAACAACATTGTACCGGGGAGCAAAAACTACTAAAACATCTTGGTCAATTGCAGCACGTGATTCATTAGGAAATCTTTCTGCTAATATTTTTAATGGTACGGCCACTGCTGCGCAGTTTGCTGATCTTGCTGAAAAATATTTAACAGATAAAGAGTATGCTGTTGGTACCGTAATTGTAGTAGGCGGAGAAGCTGAAGTTACAGCAAGTTCCGCCGGCGATAGAGCAATAGGGGTTATTAGTAAAAATCCTGCATACATGATGAATTGTGATTTAGAAGGCGGTACATATATTGCATTAAAGGGGAGAACTCCTGTACAGGTAATTGGAACAGTAAAAAAAGGGCAACAACTGGTAGCAGACAACAACGGCTGTGCATCAGTTGGGATACATAACGGTTTTGCGGTAGCACTAGAAAGTAGTAGTGACGATGGCGTTAAACTTATTGAAGCAGTAATATTATAATAAAATAAAAAGGATAAATCAATGGCATCAGGCGATTTAATAAGAGCAACGGACTATAATTCAATCCGATCAAAAGCATATTCGGTGTTGGGAACAGGATCAGGAACGAATGGGTACGGTCAAATAATTAGTAGTCCATACAAATCAGCAGGTAATACTGTTGCAGCATCAGAATGGAATGCTTTGCGTAATGATATTCTTAATATAAAATTACACCAAACAGGAAGCCAACCATCTTTAGCATCACCATCAACAGGTGATATTGTTGATTATGATTCAACTGAACCTAATAATCAGTATGATACTATGGTTAGTGGAACAGTCGCAACAAAATTTAATATAGCGTCATCCCGTTCGGTTGTTACATCAAAATTATCAAAATCTAGAACTGGTGCGTGGTCTGTTAAATCGTACTGTACGGCAACTATAACATTTAGTTCTGCTAATACAGCGAGATATTTTTTTAATGCTGGCGGTAAATTAAGATCAACATCTTCACGCACCGGCGGAACGTCCAAAGACCAAAACACTGCCTGGAGTAATTTACTATCATCAAGCGGAATTGTTGAATTAGGTGCAGCAACGTCGAGTTTAAAAACAATATATCAATTAACAAACTCATATCAAACAATACATAGTCATGTTGATTCGGGAGCGTATACAAGTAATGAGTACCGGATTTCTGCAAAATGTAATGTAACGAACAATTCAACAGCAACAGCAACAACATTTTATTTATATTTTGAATGGATTGACGGGTATACTGACGATTATCCAAACCACGCACCGTACGATTCTGTCGACGGAACGTTATCAGTAGCAGTAGAAGAATTAAAAGCAACAGGGTCAATGTTACCAAGTGGTACGTTTACAATTGTAAGCCCAACATATTCGATAACAGATATTTCAGCATCATAAATTAAGGATTTAGTGTGGCAACAGGCGATTTAGTTTTTGCATTGGATTACAATGCAATACGAGAAAAAGTAATTTCAGTAATAGGCCAAGGCTATAACCAACGAGGGTATGGCCAGCCGATACATAGTTCAGAAGCTTCAATTGGCCATACAATATCTGAAGCGGTGTGGAATGAGCTTCGTATCGACTTATGGAATATAAAATTACATCAAGAAGGTAACCAGGTTACTATCCCGGGACCAACAACAGGCCAGGTCATTCGATATGGTGCAAACTATCCAGTTACTGGGTATGATACATTAATTGATGATGCAATCGTTTCACGATTTACAATAGATGCCACAAGGTCAACAATTACCGCTAAAGAATCAGAAACATATAATGGAACATGGAGTGATACCGCTCAATGTACGTCGGTTGTTCAGTTCGATAGTGTTAATAATGCTCGTTATTTTTTCAACAGCGGCGGGAAAATTAGATTTTATAGTTCATTTTCAGCTAATTCACCATCTCCTGTAAATACAGTGTGGACAAATTTGTTAGACATGGCAGGAACAATTAATTTTGGAGCGTCTACTCCTACCCAGGTAACATATTATGATTTAACAGATCAATATAAAATTGTTCATAAAGAGATAGCGCAAGGTGTGTACTCATCTAACTGCTATTATCAAATATTAGCAAGGTGTGACGTTCCTAACAACGAATTAGGTACAGCGAGTGCTGTTTATTTTAGGATAGAGTGGGTCAATGATGACATGTCCGGAGTTTATCCTCCATTATATCCTCCGTTGTATCCAGGTGGATCAGAAGTTAATGGAACATTATTAATGGTTGTTGATGAGTTAAAAGCAACAGGTCCAATTTTCCCAAGTGGCACTTTCACAATAACTAGCCCAATTTATACATTATCTACTATAACAGCGTCGTGATTAAGAATTATTAAATGGCAATTTATGATAAAATAAAAGTTGACGATTATAATTATGTCCGTAATAAAGTGTCTAATCATTTAGGATATGGATATGGGCAGAATGGGTATGGTCAACAATTACAATCTGTAGCTGTAACTGAACAGTCGGGTGTTAGTGCATCAAGTTGGAATGATCTTCGTAACGATATAATTAATATATATAATCATAATGATGGCACTGCTCCTTTTATTTCAGCTCCTCAACATGGCGATCGGATAGTTTATAATTCGTCAATGCCTGCAAATGTATATAATTTACATATTGATAATTTAGCAGCCAACAAATTTAAAATTGCAATGTCGCAATCTAAAACAACAAGTAAAGGATCTAGGTCACAAGATTGGCCAGGATCGTTAGGCACGTCATGGAATAATCGGCTTGAGTGTAATGTAACATATAATTTTTCTAATTCTACTACTGCTCGGTGGTTTTTTAATTCAGGTGGAAAAATCCGATTATCGTCTAGCAGATCAGGTGGTAACTCTACAAACCAGAACCAAGCCTGGACAAGTCTATTAAATTCAGTCGGCATTGTTGAATTTGGTGCAATAACCCCAACTGCGTATACTTACTATCAATTAACATCTAGCTACCAACGTATATTTCATGCTGCATCGTCAGGATCATACGCATACTATGCATGCGAGTTTAATATATATGCTAAATGTAATGTTCCCGACAATGCAAATGGAACCGCAAATTCAATTATGTTTATGGTTGAGTGGTTAGATCCATATTCTGGAACAAACGATAGTGTTGATGGTACTATGACATTATCAACAAATACGCTTGAAGCATCGGGCCAGTTGGTTCCCTCAGGCTTTTTTCAGGTCGAATCCCCTCAAGCAATTCTAGGTAATTTCACAACATCATAATTCTACCCCTGTACCAAAATATCCTATAAATATAAACTGTTACTATAATAGGAGACAGTATGGATAAAAAATTATCAGCGGCAATATCCTTTGCAAATTACAGCCAGGCATTAGCTGTTGCTCGTAAAACGTTGAGAGAAAAAGTAGATGCAAAATTAACATATGGCGCAGCAGGTGGTTTATTTAAAATTGATCGGCCATTAATTGTATTTGTACAAATGTTAATTGATCAAAATAGAACAACAAATATACCGTTAATTGATTCAAATAATAATCCTGTAATGATTCCGGATCTTGTAGCGTTTAAAGATGAAATTTTTGATAGGTATTTTTCAGCAACAATAGAATACTATGATAAAATAACTGAAATGAATAAAAGTAGAACAGTTGAGAAGCTATTAGACTATGAGTAAGGGAATATTATTATTTGCCCATAACAGTAAAGAATTAGATTATGTTAAGATGGCATTAATAGCCGGCGGACTTGCTAAAAAAAATCTAAACTTACCTGTGTCAATTGTAACAGATAAAGAGTCGGTAGCATGGGCAAAAAAATCAAAAATTTATAATAAATGTAAACGTGTATTTGATAAAATTATTATAATTCCTGCTCCTCCGAAGACAAATAAACGTAGACTAAGTGATGGTGATAGTTTAGCAACAGTACCATTTATTAATTCTAGCAGGTCTTCTGCTTATGAATTAACTCCGTACGAACAAACTTTATTGATTGATACTGATTTTTTAATATTTACAGATAATCTTAACCAGTATTGGAATATTCCCGGCGATGTTAAGATTTCGAGTGCTATAAATGATATCTTTCATGGTAATAGGTTAGGATATAATGATTTATTTGTTTCGGACACTGGAGTACATTTGTATTGGGCAACCACTGTGATGTTTAACAAGTCAGTTGAGAGCGAGTTATTTTTTAAATTAGTAGACGAAATTAAAAATAATTATGCAGTGTATGGAGAAATATACAGATTCGAAACAGTCCAGTATAGAAATGATATTGCATTTAGTGTGGCCAAGCATATATTACAAGGACATGTATCAACCACTGTAAATTCGTTGCCCCCGGTGTTATCATCAATTGACAGAGATGAGCTATATTCAGTGACTGGGTCAAAATTGAAATTATTTATTGATAATATATCAGCCGACACTGCGTTTGCTGTTGCCGTTCAAGATGTTGATATTCACATTATGAATAAACAGAGTCTTATTAGAAATGCTGACGCATTAATGGAGTTAGTATGACATCATTTGGATATCTATTAGTTGTATCAACTGATAGTAATATAGATTATGCAAAAATGGCGTATGCTTTGGCGTTGAGTATTAAAAATACGCAGAAAGATGGCTTTGATAAAGTAGCGTTAGTGATTGATGATGCTACTCAGATCAACAGGTTCACGTCACCGTGGGTATTTGATCATGTAATAGAATGGAAAGAAGAAACGTTCTGGGATGGTCGGTCGTGGATGGATAAACTCAGCCCATTTGACGCAACAGTGTGTTTGGATGTTGACATGTTATTCATGGAAGATCATAGTCATTGGATTGAATATTTTGTTGAGAATACCGAGTTGTATGTTGCAAACAAAGCATATACATATCGAGGTGAAGTAATAACAAACACGCATTATCGTACTACGTTTGTTAAGAATAATTTACCAAACTTGTATTCATTCTTTACCTTTTTTAAGAAAGATGCTACTATTTGTAGTGAGTTTTTTGAACTCGGCCGTTACATAATTAAACACCCTAAAGAGTTTTCAAATTTGTACCTATCAAAATATAAACCCAAAGTAGTCGGTACTGATGAAGCATTTGCGTTGTCTGCAAAGATACTCGACATTGCAGATGTAATATCTTATGAATTAGATTTTCCAAAAGTTGTACACATGAAAGGCATGATTCAAGATTGGCCCTGGCCAACTGAACATTGGGATGACCATGTTGGGTTCTATTTTAATGAACATGGACAATTAAAAATTGGAAGTTACCAACAGCTTGATGTGGTACATTATGTTGAAAAATCAAAAATAACAGATGAATTAATTAGTGTGTTGGAGGAAATTGCATGGAAGATATAGAGTTTGATGCGTTTCTTGCAGATTTTGAAATTCCAGAATTGCCCGAAGTTACATTTGTTGCAACATATAATCCAACAACAGGCGAAATAATAAGTGTAGGACCAGCTCCTGCATTTACTGACGAGCAACATAAAATAGATATCGATAGTGAAATAGCAAGCGATATTATTAGTGGCAAAATGCAAATCAGCTCGTGTTTTGTTGATTTAGCGTCATCGGAATTTTCAATTGTTGAAACAAAAAATATTTTTAAAATTGATGACGTGTTACATAGAATTACGCTAGAGCAATGGGCGCCAGATGTTAAACCAGATATATTAGTAACTTATAATGAGAACAAGCAAACAATGCGTATTCAAATGAGTGAAGAGTACTTTGGCACATTAAAAATGCATAAAAAATATGGAACTATTACTCAACGGAAAACAAAATGGTCTGGTGATACGCAGTTGGTATTTATAGCAACTAAGTATAATGATCCGCATGTAATTTATAGTATATTTACATGCATTCTTGACGAGTTAACTAATACAACAAAAGAAATTACCAACGTAGTGTTACCTAAAAAATTTAGTATTTACACACGACGTATTTTTAAAAATTATATAATGGATGTGAAATGAAAATTATTGAATTTGATGTTATTTTTATCAGTTATGACGAACCGAACGCAGACTTAAATTATGCAGACCTGTGTAGTAAAGTACCGTAAGGATCCGATGCTGCTCATAAAGCGGCCGCAGAAATGTCGGATACTGAGTGGTTTGTATCAATTGATGCTGACAATATTGTTGATCCTAAGTTTTTTGATATTAATTTAGATATTGATGATCCTAACACTTATGTTTATTGTTGGACAGGTAAGAACGTAATTAATGGATTGCGTTACGGCAACGGCGGCGTAAAGGTATGGCGCAAAGATTTTGTGTTGAATATGAAAACACACGAAGAAGCCGAAACTCCCCAGGCCCAGGTTGATTTTTGTTGGGAAGGAGGATATAGAACATTCCCAGATACGTATAGTGACAGTATTGTTACAGGATCACCCTTTCAAGCATGGCGAGCAGGATTCCGTGAAGGTGTTAAGATGACCTTGCATGATGGAGTTAAGGTTCCACCGCAAGAAATTGAAAAGTATGTATGGTGGCACAATATTCATCGTTTGCGTATGTGGTCAACTGTAGGAACACATGAAGAAAATGGAATTTTTGCAGTGTATGGCGCAAGGCTTGGAACATATATGACAAATTGCACGGATTGGGAT